CAATTTGTAAATCCAACATGGGTAGTATGGATGTATCACTCAATTTATTATCTTGTAACCATTTTTCTACTGTTGCAAGTTTACCAGCTATGGTAGAAGACCTACTCGAAACATCTTTTGAAGCGCTTTTAAATACTTCGAATAATTCAACGTACTTTTCTAAGTGTAAAAGATCGATCAGAAACTTCTTTCTGTTCGCATCGGTAGCAGTAAGAAACTGCAAGCTCGCATTCGTATTTTGATATACTAGCTGCGAGAATGTTTTAAAGTCTACTCCGAGAACCTCTTGTAACGTCTTATATGTATTCGTAGCTGTATGGCTAGATATATCGTTACCGTTCTTCTCGAGTTTTACTTTTATACTTGTTTTACGGTTTACCGTAATCTCATATCTATCTTCATCTTTAGTAAAAGACAGATAGATGTTGTAACCATTATTTACATAGCGGTTAGGAATGTCTGCTTTTTTGATTCCTTTTGAGTTTTTGTTGTACAACGCTTCTTCGATGATTAATGGGATGGACGACTTGCCCATCCCATTAGTACCAAGGATTTGTGTAACAGTATTATCGTTTAACTTTAACTCATTACCAGAACCATAACTAAAGCAGTTATCCCATTTCAATGTTTGTAGTGTAATCATTGTATGTTCCTATGATATCTGGTATTTTATCAGGGTTAATTTCGAGTATATATGTTAGATACTCTACTAGTTCTTCTTGTACGGACATCTCTTTATCCATGATAAGGGATGCCTCTGACTTACGTTTTACTACTTTTTTATCAAGAAGTTCGGAGTTCTTCACTCCTGCTAAATCTTGTATATCTCCTTCTACTTCATAGATCGTATGATCGAACTCAGTAGGGGTCATTTCTTCACTACTTGTAACTGTTTTACGGATTAGTTGGGGCAGTTTAAACTCTTCCCACATCCAATCCCAGTTGGCTTCATTAATAAGTAAGTACCCTGTCTTTACTTTATTTCGGTGAAAAGAAGTAGTCATTGGACTACCAGGATATACAATATTTCGTTGTGTATTGCTATGGGAGTGTAGGTCTCCTGCAAATACTACAGGGAAATCTTCTAGTAAGTCTAGGTCGATCTCCGGCTTTACATGCGGTGGTATTTCTCCTCTAATGTGAGTGAACAAAGGCTTGCTCGTATCAAAATGATCAATGCTACCCTTCTTGTGTAAATCTGCGTAAGGTAATATACCGTACCCAAGATCTTTATCAATGTATGAAATATCTACTACATTGATTAAGGGGTTGATATCTCGAGAAACCTGTTTCAACTGTGTAAAGAAAGTCTTATTCTTTTTAGTTGCTTCATGGTTTCCGTCATAGATAATTGTTGGAATCTTTACTCCTCGAATAAACGAGAAGTAAAGCTCCAACTCTTCCATATTCGGAAGACGATCAAAGAGATCGCCTCCGATTATGTGCATATCACATTCTTTCTCCAGTTCATAAATCTGTTGAAAGAACATTTGATAACGGTCTGTCGCCCACTTAACTGGGACGTTTTTCTGTCCTAGCTTGATGTGCCAGTCCGCTGTAAAGAGAATCATCCTACATTAAACTCCGCATCTAGTGCTTCGTCGTCAGTCTCGTCACCGTGGTTACGAACTCGATCAAGCAACTCTTTCTGAGCGTCTGGAGTAGGACGAGACATAACGTCGTCCATAGACTTCAGTTCAGCAATAGCCGCTAGTTCGTCTTCGCTAAGTGCGCGAGGCTTGCACTTGAGTGCTTGTAGCTGATACTCTACATTGTAAGGAAGAGGCCCTGTCTTTACTCGCTTGAAACAAATGTCCCAACCAGTTTCAGGATCAGTAGGATCTCCGAGGTCTTCAGCAGCAGTAATAATCTGCTCCCACAACTTCTTCTTGAGGTTTACTACTTTAACTTCTCCGTTGTCAATGCACTGAGTAGCATAGCTCCAGCCGCACTTCAGGTCTGGGTAGTATTCACGAACCCAGTCTTTTTCCATGTTGTTGAATCGCTCTGTGTTTCTATCGAAAGATAAGCATTCCATGGGAATATTTTTACCGTTCTCACCATTGATCCAGTAAACGTAGCGAGCAAGAATGTCGCCAACAATACGCATCTTGTTGTCGCCGTCTTTGTACTGAAAGGATGAGATTGATGATTTTTGGGCAGAGCCCTTTTGTTGATTAAATGCAATAGCCATTAGTGTATAGTCTCCAGTGTGACTTCTTCATAGATAAAAGTGATTTCATCTTCTAGTACTATGAGTAGCCTGTTGTCGTTAATTTCGTCTAGAGGCACTGGACAATGCAGTGAATCTAGCGTAGTTTTGTTATATGTAATATAGTCTGCATAACTCCTAAGAGAAGCTAGGGCATAGTATATACATAGTTCTTTGTTTGTATACTTATAAGAATTGAAGAGTAAAAACTCCCCATGAACGAGGAAACTCGAACCTACGAAGTTTTTATGTGAATATTTATAAATAGGGTCAAACTTGTTACGAGGGATTTGTTGATTTACTAACATTTCCATTATCAAGTTACATCGAGCAATATTGCCCTCTGCCGTATCATAAACCTTTTTCCAATCAAATAAGAGCATATATTATACTTTAATTTTACCAAGTTGTCAAGAATTATTTTTCTAAAGGTGTTTAATGTTCCAACCCTGCTTCATATAGAACCCGATACGATTTGAGGCTTGTTTTCGAGCCGTATTTCCTTTCAGGTGTATATCTACCACAATTGGACTTATTTTACCTTCCTTTTTCCGAATCACACGGCCAACTAGCTGTGTGAGTAGGGGTTCATTGTTAACAGGAGTGCCTAGTATTAGACAGCTTAGATTGTCAACAGAGATGCCTTCCGAGAAAATTGCTTGCGTTCCGTAAAGAACCTGTGCATCCCCGTAGAGAATTTTATCTACAAGCACTTCTCTCTCTTCATGCGGAACTTCACCAGTTACGCAAATTGCCTTATCTCCTGTAAGCTCAGCGCAGGCTTTTAGAAAGGCTACCCTATCACTTACAACTAAGACTTTATGCCCCTTTGCAGCGTAGGCTGCCGCTAGCATTGATACTGTATGTCTGTACTCCTCTGTGTTGGCTAGTTTTGTTACTCGGTTAGCCCAAGGTATTCTAGCACCGTCCATGAAACGAATCTCGGAAGGTACAACAACTACAGAGGGGGTCATATAGTTTTCTTTTGGCGGCTTAAATAGAGTATTACCAAAGTAATCTCGAAACACAACGTGTTTGCCGTCTTTTCTTTCTATAGTCCCCGATAGACCTATTTTGTATCTACAGTAGTTTGTATCTAGTAATTTACTAAACGTAGGACTACTGACGTGGTGCATTTCGTCTAGGATGATTGTCCCAAACTCTTTTCTTATTTTAGGAATGTTACGATACAGAGTCTGAGTATTTCCAATAACAATAGGACTGTCGGTATCAAACCTACCACTACCAATAATCCCAGGTTCAATTCCATAAACCTTCTCCACTTCCTTGGCCCATTGATTTCGTAGAGCCACTGTATGTGTTACTACTAATGTTTTTTGACCAAGCTTGCCTGCTATTGCAAGACCTGTAAAAGTCTTGCCCCAGCTGACCCATGCGTTTATTATTGCATTGTCACTAATCTCGTCATAGACATCTTTCTGGCTAGGACGTAGCTCGAACTTAAACTCAGGAAAAGTCACAGGTTTACTCACTCGGTTATCAACTATCTCATAGTGCTCAGGAATTAAATCCGTTCGTCCTACAGGAAGAGATACTAGCCCATTACGAATAATCCCCATGTTTTTAATAACTTGCGGAGGATCCAAAGGGTTGTGAGTTGGAATAGTATACGTAAGCTCTCTGTCGAGTTGCTCCTGCAAATCGGCTGTGCAATCCATATATATTCTGTGACTTATAACTGCTTTCATAGATTTAATTCATTCTTTGCAATAATGTACTGTTTAACGAAATCGGATCTAACAATGTCTTCTACTTCGTATTCTATGAATGTGAATCTGTCCATCATTTTAAGAACACGGATAAAATCTTGTAGTCCATTTGCTTTTAAGTCTGCCTGTCTAAAGTCTCCGCAAAAGATTACTCTACAGTTTTCACCGATTCGAGTAATAATTGAGTCTAACTCATGAAAAGACATATTTTGACACTCATCTACCATAATAACCGCGTCTCTGAGTGTGATACCTCTAATAAAGGAAGTAGTCATAAAGTGAACCATACCTTTGTTTTTGAGGATCTCATAAGCATCTCCTCTTTGAAACAAATCTATAGCTATATCTTTATAAGGTTCTTCGTACACAGAAGCTTTTTCTTTTTCTGTACCAGGTAAGAAACCAATGTCTCTAGTAGGTACAGCACTTCGTATAATTACTAGCTTTTGGTAGTCTCCTTTTGTCATATCATCGTATGCTAGATAGGAAGATATGAATGTTTTGCCTGTTCCTGCAAGTCCATGCAGTACTAAGTTTTTTGTTGACTCAAATGCTTTGAGTTGGTTTCTAGTTAACGGTTCTATTTCTCTTAGTTCAAAATTGACACCTGCGAGAGTTTTTCGTCTTTTAGCCATATTTTATACTTTTCTTCTGGTATCTTTGAGTTTCGTTTCCGAATACTCATACAGCATCCAAGGCAAGCCTTGTACATGCAAAATCCCTGCCCAAGTATAACCTACCTCAGGAGGGCGTGGCACGGTAAAAGGAGCGTTAAACCCTTTCACTCTAATTAGTGTAGCAGAATCTTTCAACTCTACTTTACTAATTTTTAAATATTTTAAAGGTAACATAGTAGTCTTTTCGTAAATAAAAGGTCTACCACTGTTATCTATAAAATACTTTGTTCTTTGCTTTAACAAACCGTTTGGGTACTCAACCATATGCTTTAACATATGCAAGTTCCTGTGGGGAGTTTGCATTCTACGAGCACCTAAAGTTTTTCCGGACTGGTTTCTATCGTCTAGTACTTTGTTGTCAAGAAACAAGAGTCCATCATACTCTTCCCAGTTCTCCGAGTCTAACAGGAAAACTGGGAAGGTAATCTTAGGTATACTTCTAAATCCTATCACCATACATCTTCTCGAACTTACCGCCGGAATAGTCTTCATGGACAATCTCAAAGTCGCACCCAACAGGTGCGCCCGGTATAGATATACCTCTGTCCATTTGTATAAATGCGGCTAGTTTTTCCATGTACTCTTCTATCTCTTCTTCCGGTACTTCTGCTAGGATAGAGTCATGAACAAGAGCAAAGATTCTTGCTTTCTTGTTGTTCGCTTTTATCCAAGCATTCATATCAATTGCTCCTAGTAGGTTAATATCAGAAGCAGCAGACTGCACCAAAAAGTTAAGACCAGACCTAACGCTATGACTCTGGATGCCTTTGTCTGTCGATGCGACATTTGGTAATCTCCTCTTTCT